CTCAGTATATTACCACCAGTGACATTACCAGAGGCTGACATTTGTCCAGTGGTGCGCAAATTACCCCCAGTGACGTTGCCTGTGCTGGTGGTAATACCGTTGATCAGCACGTTGCCCACCGAAATATTGGCTGTGGTAGTGATGTTGGCTGTAGTGTTGATAGCACTGAGTACGTTGCCGCTCAAGCTCAGTGTGGCGGAAAGCAAGTTGCCACCGGTGACGTTGCCTGTGGCAGATACCAAGCCTCCGGTGCGTAAATTACCACCAGTGACATTGCCTGTGGCAGAAATTAATCCGCCAGTGAGCAGGTTGCCAGCAGTGACATTGCCTGTAAATGTAGAACCAGTGACCACAATGTTGCCCACAATGTCGCCAGTCACATACAGATTGCCACTAACGCCCACGCCGCCGGCCACAATCAACGCACCTGTGCCAGCATTGGTGCTGACAGCAGTGTTGGCAATGATCACTGTGTCAGTGTAATAATCCAATGGTCTGGTAAAATCATACATGGTGATTGTGGTGCCAGCATCAATGGTGCTAAAACCAAATTCAAATATACCAGCAGTGGCAAATGTCAGCACACTGGATGCAAGTCCTTGTATGGCAGTTGTGCCCTGTGAAACACTAACAGGCAAGGTCATGGTGCGACCAGCAGCATCCACAGTGACTCGCAATCGTATCATACCAAATGTGCCCGCTGGCGGCCAAGTAGCAGTGGTAAACGCCAGAATAATATTGCCAGTTATTGCAATAGTTTGATAAGGTCCAGCATTGCAGTCTATGTTCACAGTGCCCGAAGTGGCTGCAATGGCAACCACAGTGCCCGACATGCCACGAACTTGTGCATTGTAGATCACATTGTTGGCCATGTTGTTGTCCAAGGTAGTGCCAGTCAGCGCAGCTTTAAACACACCTTTTGACTGCAGGTCATCGATTTCGTCCTCTGCGTATTGGAAATTGGTTTTGATGTTGGTAAAATTATCGCGCATGCCCTGCGTGTTGTTGCTGACACCTGCAACGGGATATTCGCCGTCTATGTTGTTGGGGTTGATCTGACTGGTCATACTGGTTCCTTGTATTAGATATTTATTGCAACAGTGTTTCCGCTAAATAATCCAAAGGCCCTTGAGCAAATGCAAAAGAAAACCAAAAGCATATTAGAAGAACTGGACAGCTTGTACATAGAACGTGATCGCAGAGCCATCATAGAAACTCGCGCCAGCAACCTAATTGAAACAGCCATTCGTTTGCTGGAACAAATTGACGCTGAATTTTCTGCTGAACAAGCTGAAAATCTTCAACGCAAACTGCTGAATGCAATACGTCACAGAGACACCAGCAAGTTCTCAAGGAGCGTCAGGAGAACCCATGCAGATCTTTGAACTTACACAACCAGTGAATGAAATTGACTGGGGCGCCACTGCCAAAGCTGTGGGCAATAGAATTTTGCAAGCACCAGTTCGTGCCCTGGGGCAACGAGTTGGCCAGGATTTATTGCCCCCAGAGGACGATAAAACTATTAGGCAACAGGCAGCAGACATAGAACGATATTTTGATGCCGCAGTAGACATGCTCACACACAACTATGACGAGACCACTGTCACTGCCCAGTTGACCAACAAGTACGGTGCTACCAAAAATCAAGCCATGCAGGCAATAGAATCTGCATTTGACTACATTGAAAGAGAAAAAGCAGCCAATCCAGAATTTGCAAAAAAGATGAAAAAAGGCAAGTCTAAAAAGAAATCCAAAGCTGCATTAACAGCGCCACAGCAACCAACATTGGCGCCAACGCCAGAACAAATTCGCCTAGCCAAACAACGTGCAGCCGCTGTCAGGGCAGATGCTGAAGCGCAGCCGGTTCCCACCGCCGCTGCACCAATTGATCCTTTGAGTCAAATGAGTCCTGAACAGCAACGTATTATGAAACAAAAGTTTGCTGGTTCTATGGCACGGGCACAAATGTCTGGCAGTCCAAAACCGCCACCCACAAATTATGGCACCAATGTGGGCCCAGCAGTAAAGCCACAGATGACAGCTACTCCTACATTAAACGTGCCAGTGACAAAAACAAATTTGCCTGCACCATCAAACGTAGTGCCCATCAAACCTGGCATGATGCCAACACCCACAGCACAAAACGACATATTGCAAGCATTAACAAAACTGGGTTTCAAACCAAAAGAAGCCGCAGCAGCAGTTAAACAAGTGCCGCCCAATACCAGTACCAGTGATGCCATAAGACAAATATTGAGTCGACAACCAGCAATGTCGGAATCTTTGACTTGGAGTCGAGACTTTGACCCCAGTGCTACATTATTGAAAAAAATTAAACCACTATGAAAAGCCTGCGCACATTATTAGAAGGCGGCAATGTATTCAAGGATGCAGACGGCCAACCACTCACAGGTCGCATCAATCAAAGTGATGTGCCTGCCACTGTGGCCTGGCTTGAACAACTAACTGGATTGGAATTCCCCCGTGACCGTTGGCTAGGTTCAACAGGCAAAGCCGCCACGTCGGGCGACATGGATCTTGCAGTAGACACCAACGAAATGACCAAGGATCAACTGGCACAAAAACTCATGCAGTGGATAGCCAGTCACAAACTGCCACCTGCTGAATGGATTAAAAAGGGTGGAGAAGTACACCTGCGCACCCCCATACAAGGACGTCCGGAACTGGGCTATGTGCAAACAGATTTCATGTTCTTTCCCAACTTGGACTGGGGCACATTCTTTTATTCTGGTGGCGAAGGTTCGGCCTACAAAGGCATGAACCGCAATGTGTTGATGTCAAGTATTGCCAAGCAACTGGGGCTCAAAGTGGGTGCTAATGGCATGTTTAGTCGCACCACAAATCAACTTGTGGATGGTGGCATGGACCCCGATTATGTGGCCCGAGCATTGTTGGGTCCACGTGCCACTCGAGAAAATTTAAAGAATGTAGAAAGCATTTTTGCTGCATTAGCCCGAGACAAAGATAAAGAAGTCAAGGTCAAAGACTTTCGTGAATACTTGACTCGTGAAGGTTTACAACAGCCCGATGCCGTGACAGAAGATGCCGACACCTACTTCTTGGCACGACTGCGTGACAGGATTGTGAACCAGGGCATGCAACCCCTGGTAGAACATGAGGCAGTGAATCCATATCAAATTTACGAAGCCGATGAAGGCAACGTAGGCGGTAGAGCCAAGGGCATTGAGCACTTGGAAGACCTGGTGTTCCGCAAAGGCTCACGTGGCGCTACGGAAGCACTTACTATTCTTGACCAAGCCGCTGCCAGCCCTGGCACAACAACCAGTGTAAAGTGGGATGGTATACCTGCTGTGTACTTTGGACGCAAACCTGAAACAGGTGAGTTTGTGCTCACAGACGGCGCAGGCTTTGAGGCCAAAGGCTATGACGGCCTGGCAACATCACCTCAAATGATGGCACAGATACAGAACACACGCAAAGGTGAAAGATCTGCGCTTATTCAAACTTATGCCACATTGTGGCCCATGTTAGAAGCAGCTTTGCCCACTAACTTTCGTGGCTATGTACAAGGTGACTTGTTGTACATGAACACTCCGCCCTTGGAAGCAGGCAACTATGTGTTCAAACCCAATACTGTGCAGTATCGCATTCCTGCAAAGAGTGCCCTGGGTCAACGCATAGGCAACAGTGAAGTTGGCATTGCCATGCACACCATGTATTCAGACGCAGGCGAACCCAAACAACCGCTGCGGCGTGTGCGGTTCAACGATGTTCCTGGCCTGTTGTTGATTGAGCCTATATTTGGAAAACAAATTGAGCCCAACACTGCCCTGATCAAACAAATCAGATCATTAATTCGCAGCAAAGGTGCTGCCATTGACACCTTGTTCAATCCCGCTGAGTTGCGAGCACAACAGCTCACAGACTTGGCAAAACTGTGTGTGGATTACATCAATTTCAGAATCAAACAACCCGGTGGAAACTTTGATAACTTGTTGTCGGGCTTTGGCGAATGGCTGCAAACCAAGGTCACACCACGTAAATTTGCCAACATTATGGAATATCTGCAGAGTCCTACCTCAAACACCGAAGGCATGGCAGCGGCATTTACGCTGTTCTTGTTGTTGCACGAATTGAAACTGGATGTGTTGCGTCAGCTGGATTTAAAGGATCCCGGGCACGAAGGCTGGGTCATGGCCACCCCTGCAGGCTACAGCAAAGCGGTAAATAGATTTGACTTCACAGCAAGAAATGCGGCTAGAAACAATCCGCAACCGGGGTAATTTTTACCAAAGGTATAAATAAAAGCAGGTCCACCGAGACCACTTAACTTTAAAGGAAATTTATCATGGCACAATTTACAAAAGTAAATGGAACTACACAACCAGTATTTGCACTAGACGTTGCAAACGGTAGTATCTCTGGAACAGCCAACGTTGCGGCCCAAGGCCCGGTGATGTTGTCTGGCCCACAACTGCAATTCTTCACATTGACAGCCAACGCTGCACTTACCAATGCTGGTAATGTCAACGGTTATTTGAACAATGTGTTGCAAGCAGTTCAGTCTGGTGCTGGTTTGACAGTTCCTGGCAGTACCATTGCTTTCTATCAAGCAGGTGCAACAGCCGGTACTATCAACCTGGCATTGTACCCAGCTGGTGGTTATACAACTGCTCAGTTGGTTGCTGCTGCTCAAACAGCCAACGCCACAGGCGGCTTGAACATTGGTATCCCAACTGCTAACGTTGCTGCTAGTGCAACATTCACTAACCTGTAATCAGTTTAGTTTCAACCAAACCCTGGACGTAAAAAATCCAGGGTTTCTTTTTGGCGTTAAATATGCACATAATGAAAGTCTTGTGCCGCACCCTTTTTGATTGTACCTTCACTGGTGTCACAGGACATCTCCGCCCACAGCAATTGCCATTTACTACAAAGACAGGCCTGGTGATTCACACACCTGAACAATGGAATCGCAGTCGTAATCAGCAACGCAATTGGGAGAGTTTGCTGCAAATAATGAGTCTACGAACACAACCCATGAATGTTGTACCGCCCACTAAACAAACTGATGGGTGGCACTTTGAATTTGATGTAGAGGCCGAAGGTGTGCTTGGCAGCGAGTTTGGCAGTGATGATCTAGCTGGGCTTGTGGCAGACTGCGATGGTGTGCCCATGGTCACAGGCTTGGATGAATCCGGGGTGATCACCGCT